TAATTAAAAATCTTTTCCAAAGATTGTTTTGTATTTGTCTTATTGACTTTTCACTTACGTTTTCTTCAAAACTAAGGTTTTTATTATTTAGTTTTTCTAAAATAGGACTAGGAAATATTTCTTCAAAATTAAATCCAAGTTTAGACACAGCGTATGGAATAATAATGCTAGATTGATTTTTTTTGTCATTTAAACTTTCATAGTTTATATCGATAATAGTAGATATCTGATCAATATAACATTTAAGTTGGTCAAAAAATCGAGCCCATATAGTAATAAGGCGTATTAAAATATTTTCTTCAGGCTTTTTTACGTTCAATAAATCTAATTTTTGACCATCGTCAGCATAAATTAATTCCTCAGAAGCGTATATCTCGTTATTTCCGCTAAAGTCAGACTCATTAACAAAAATGTTTTTTGGAAAAAAATTATAAAATATATTTGGATTGACTTTGTCATATTCTTTTGCTTTTTTAAGAAGAACATTTTGATCATTTAAAATATTTCCGTATCTAGCAAAAATAATCGGACAATCGTTTTCTTTTTCGTAAATCAATGGTGTATCAATGTTTTCTTTTAATGTTCTATAAACAGAAATCTGTTGCTCAGTATATTGAGAACCATTAGAATTCATAATAATCCCATTAGTTTTATGACCGCTATAATCTAATACAATATTATTGTTTAAATATTCTGTGTTTGGTTCATTAAATTTATAGTAGATAGAAAGTAATGAATTTGAATATACGTTTTTTTGTTTTTCTTCGATAATTTCATCATCAGATCTATTTCCAACAAAAAATCTAAACTCATCTATAATACCTACAAGCCCTGAAGTTTTTATCACATCAAGACTCGAGTCTCTAGTAAAATTATGATTTCTTCCATTTCCGATATAAAAAACTGATTTTTTAAAGTCTTCGCTAAACTTTAAGTTTTTTGAAAAACTACCTGAATTTATTGCTTTGCTTCTAATTCCGTTATTATAAAATTTAAATGTCTTAACACCTTTAGCTGTATAAGAAGAAAAATTTACATGACAAAATTTTCCTATTTCTAAAGATCCTTTACATAAAAAATAGCTTTCATCTTTGCTGATGAAAAGATTTATGTCACAATATTTTTTATTTAATTGTAGGTCTTCTTGAAAGTTATTTAGAAATATTGTAATTCCTTCGTTATTAAATTTCTTTTGGAATACTATTTGTGTTCCTAGTTCTTGATTGCTATTGACGTCGTTAACGTATAACCAAAAGTCAAAAGAAAATCTTTTTTTATTTAAATCTACAAGACCTACTTTAGGTGTATCATTATAATCATTCAGTATGTTTCCAGTAAAATCTTTGACGAGAACTTCATTATTTCCGTCAAAGTTTAGATAACCTTTGTTTTTAGGGATAAAGTTATCATAAACATATCTTGTAAAACCACACATTTTGTTAAAATATTGACGATAACTATATTCGCTTTTGTCATACGGAAACTCGTTTAGTATTTTCTCATAAGAATAATAGACTTTGCTAACTGCAGAATCAAAAAATACGTGATTTTTAAACTCAGAAAAGTCTACGTTTTCAAGCTGTTGTGTAGTAAAAAGACCTTCATAGTCATCGATTCTTTTAAAATATTCTGAAGTGTTGTTTTCAAATAAGTTGTCACTACTTTTAACAACATGACTACTTTTTCTAGTTCTATTTGTAGAGTTTTTTGTATTAACATTAAAGTTACTAGACTTTTTAAGTTTGTTATAATTAGTTATTTTTTCAAAAGAAGCAGTTCCAGCTTGTCTAGACATTATTTAAACCTTACTATAAGCTTGTCGTCACTTATTTTTTTAATTAAACCTGTTAACGGATCTGTATACTCAAACTTAAAGCTAACTCTAATGTTTTTATACATTGAAGAAGCAAAAAAGTTTGCAACATAATGACTTCCATTAAACTTAAGAAGAGTATCAGTAAAGTTTGAGTCATTACTAATTATTTCTTTGCCGTTTTCAACGTTATACATTGAATAGCTAATTTTACCTAGATCTTCTGAAACTAAATTTCTAGGTATATTTACAGCTTTATATTGTCTAGCAACATCAATAAAGCTAAAACTTAATAATTTAATACTGTCATCAGCATAAATTTCTTTTTGTTGTGTATCTAAAACAACTCTTAACTTTTTAAACATGTCAGTCTCAGAAGTTTCAGGAAGTAAAAATTCAACGTCTTCACTTTTAATTAAAAAATCTTTGTTGTTTTTTGTTAAATAATATTTAAAATTTATTATCACTTTTTTGTTTGCATTTAAGTCAGACTGAAATTTTTTACTTTCATTAAATCTACTAATTATTGTGTTGCTAATTGTAAACTTTTTAATCCCGATTAATGTATTACCTTTATAATCGTAAACATTATCTGGTGTTAAAGGGTCACTAAATAGATTAAAGATTTCTTCTTTGTTTTTTAAAATAATCGAACTTGATGCGTCATTTGATTTTGTTATAAAATCTTCCTGAACTAAGTCAGGATTACTCTGGCTAATTGTAAGACTATTTTGGTTACTAGAAATAATGATTTCACCGTTATGTCCATTAACTCCTTCGATAAGACTTTTTAAATCTAAAAGTATCTGCTGGATTGTTTTAAAGTCATTAGAACCATCACCATCATTATCAACTCCTGTGCTAGTATCTATAACTCTAGAATTATCTACATTCTGAATATTTCCGCCGTTGAACTTAAAACCGTAGTTTAGAGACAAACCATTAGAATCAATAATTGTTATGTAACTATTATCATCTGGCACCCTTAACATTTCTAAGCTAACTGATGCTATTGTTGTATCTTCGTATGTTAATTGTAACTTCTGGCTAGATCCTACAGGAAAGTCAGTAATATTTTTGTTAATCATGTTCGTTAAATAAAAAGATTCTTCGTTATCTAGAAATCTTTTTTTAGTATCATAGCTAACATTCTCAAATTTTTCATCGTTAATCTTTATTTCAAGCTTAGGTCTTTTATATTTGTTTGACAGATTTCTACTCCCTAGTCTTTTAACAAAATAAGTGTATTCATCAAAAAGATTTTCATGAGAAAAGTCGATAACAAATGTTTGAGTTAATATATTGCTGTTAGAAGCAGCTACAAAAAAATTATAAACATGATCAGTAACATCAAAAACAATATCTTCGTTACCTTTTTCAATTACTACTTCTTGGGAAAAAGAATTATCACTAAAAATATCATCTGATGAAACTATTCCTTCGTTAGACCATAATGTGCCTGTTAAAGAGTTAATTGTTTTAAAATTTGCATCACCTTGATCTGAAAAGTGGATAACATCTTTGCCTATTCCTTCGTTAAAGTCGTTCCTCAATGCTCTAATTTTTAATTTAAAATTTTTAGGACATGTATCAGATACACCTACGTCTGTTAGTTTAATATATGCTTTAAAGTCTGCAACATTTCCGTCATTATTTGTAAATATAGAGTCTTGCAGATTAGATATATGATTATTATAGATATCCTTTAGATCATATGTAAGCAAAACTGCAGAATGTGAAATTCTTCTAAAAGGTGTAACTGTAACGCTTCTTTCATTAGAAACAATTGGCAAAGTATCACCAGATAAACCTGGATTGTTCTGTTTTAACAATATTTTATTTTCTTCTAGTTTATACGCAGTTATGTTTAAGTCTTGCTGAGAGTTAATTTCCGTAACAATATCGTCTACTAAGACGCTAGTTAATGCAATATTATTAGCTTGGACTCCATTTGAGTCTATATCAAACTCAAAAGTTTTTAAGTTTCCTAGACTATCTTGTAATATAAAAGTATCACCTTCGAAAGGTTCATTAATTGTCAACAATGATCTAGACTTGATACTTTTATTTTCTCCTACGATTTTAAATAGATCTAACGTAGAAGCTTGACCAAAATTTGCCTCCACGCCTGAATTAAATTGTGCAACCATGTCAGTTACAAATGTGTCTTTTTTTGCTGTTTGTATTATAATCATTTTTTAACCGTTTCTTACTACGATATCATAGTCTAAATGTTTTAATTCAAAAATTCCTCCTCTTTTAGGGAAAACAAATCCATCTGTAAAGTCTTGTTTAGGAGAAAACATATTATTTGAGTATGTTATGTTTATTTCTTCGAATTCGTCAAAAAAGTTATCTTGAAATGATTTTGAAGTAATGATATTTTCAGGAAGTGTAACTAAACTAGAAACACCATCAGTATTTAGTATGATGTTTATTATGTCGTTTACGTTTATCGCTTCATTAATTTGCATAACTTCAAATCTCATGTTTTGTATTATTCTAGATATTATACTGTCTAAAACATCTTCAATTATAAATCCAGCTTTCACTTTAACTGTTAAGTCTATTCCAAAATTATAAATTGGCGAGTCGATTATATTAAAGCTATCGCCTAATACTCTAAACTCATTAATATAATTTTTTAAGTTTTTCTTTAAAGCATCATTTGCGTGTGTATAAAAACCTGCTGAATCTTTGCAAATAACGTAAAGATCTTTTGCAAGGTTAGTGTAAGGGTTTTGCAAAATTGATATTTTATTTACACGACCATAGTCAGTTGGCATTGTATAGATTCTAGAAATCAAATCTTTTTCATTAACAACTCTGTTTTGAGAAGTGCTAGCGCTTGGAATTTGTGCTTTTAAGTCTTCTAAAGAAAGTCTATTTGTTCCACCAACAGCTTCGTTTTTGTTTTCTACGTCAAGAGTGTCTAAAATTTCTTCTATAGCATCATTGATATTAACATCACTGTCAGCAATGTTTGGTAAAACTATAATTGCATTTTCAATAGTTTCTATGCTCTGCGCTGAAACGTTGTGACTTGTTCCACCACCATACAGATAAGTTATAGTAAGACTTTTTCCAGCAGGAGAAACGCCTAAAGTATTTGATTTAATTAACATATTAGGATCGAGAGAAGCACTTAAATCATAGTCTCGGTTTTTCATAGGCAACATTAAGTCTTCTGGGTTTGTTAGTATATTGTCTTCAACAGTTTTACCGCTTCCGTTACCAAACCTTATAATTGATGTATTATTATTAAAGTTATTTTCTAAAACAAATCTAAAAGGCGCGATTGTTGGATATAAAAATTTTTCATTTGAATTTTCAACCTTTTTATAGACAATATCCTGTGTTAAGTAATCCACTTCATAATATTCGTTCAAATCGTTGTCAACTACTTTTACTATTTTTTGAATATCTGTATTACTTAGCTGATATGATAAAAATAATCCTTCATCGTTGACATCGAAAGAAACAGTTTCAGATGCTAATTTTCCAGATGTACATAATCCTTCCTTTTCTAAAATTAGAGTTATAGGTTTTCCATCGTCATCAATTTCTGAAACTGTTTTTTTATAGTTTTCTCTAAAATCAACGTCTTCTGAAAGAATGAAGCTAATTCCACTATTAGATACTAATTCTGTTCCTTTTTTTATGATTGGCAAGATACTTGATACAGGTTCTACTAATTCTATATCTTTTGTATCATCAACATCAACTTCAATATAAAAATTAACATAAACACTAGATGGTGAAGCATTACCACCCTTTATTCCAGCTTGTCTTAGATGACTTATTATATTTTGTGTATTCGTCGCAGTTTCATAATTTAGTTCATTAAATTGCTGTTCTGTATAAAATGTTAAAGAATCGCCAACAATAGCTGCAAAATCTAAAAGCATACCACCAAGAGAGCTTTCAGAAAAGTCTTGTATCTGATCGGGAAAATTTGTTTTTGCGTAGTCAAACAACTCATTTCTAAAGTCATCAAAAGTCTTGTTAATATACTGATTTTTTCTCTGGTTTTTAAGTTTATTTGTAATATTAATCGACATTAAATTGATCTCCTTATTGACAACTCTATAATATTTGTCTTTTCTTCGAATCCTTCTATAACATATCCAATTCTAACTTTAACATAACTAGGAACGCCTAGATCGTTAGAATTTACTATTCTGCTTTCAAAGTCTTTTAGCTTTATGTATGGAAAATACTTCTTAGTACTTTGACTAATTTCTTCCATTACTATATTTTCCATATCTTCTTGAGAAAGATCTGTTCTGTTAAAAATACTGTTAATAGTAAGACCAAAATCAGGTTTACATAACAACTCGCCTTTTTTTGTAAGTAAAAAAGTTTTATAATTATTTGAGACTTGTGATATTAAGTCTACATTCATCTCAAATAAAGTCTCATTTGCTCTGAAGCCTTTTGTAATAGGCATTTTTATACCTACAGGCTTTATGATATTATTGACGTCTAAAGCTTGTTGCTGACGCTGTCTAATTTCTTTTTCGTTTGTTCCTGTGTTTTTAAAGTTTATATTTGCCATATCTTACCTCAAGTATAAATATTTGTTTAAACAATTATACTTAAGATGTTTTACTAATTTTACTTAATATTTTATCAATAGACTTTTCTATTTTCTCAAGTCTTAGTGACTCTTCTTCATCTCTTTTAATTTTATGTCTGTTGATTTCGTCTATTAAGTTTTTGTTGCTCTCTACGATTTTATTTTCAAAAGAATTGATTGCTAAATTCAAATCTAACAAAATATTGTAAATGTCGTCATAAATAGCTTTAATAACTGGCGCAGCTGCTGCAACTGGTGGACCTATTGCACTAATTTTTGCAACATTTATTGCTGAAGAACTTGTAACTTCTGTTAACTTGTTTTGTAGAGTAAGCCTTAACTCTGAAATTAGTGCATTATTATCATCGTTTATTGTTTTGTGTGTTTTATTAAATAAAACTTTAGATGAATTCATATGTGATCTATTAACATCAAGACTCTCAAGCAAAAACTCCTTCAATTGATTTCCTAAAACTAATTGTTGACTATTTTTGCTTTCACCAAGTATTACTAGCGCACCATTGTATTCTTTAAAGTTTTCATCTGTATTATTCTGTTCTATAAATGCTTTCTTTAAATTAAAGTAGTCACCATTTCCTATAAAGATTCTATTAGCGTCTAAGAATATGTCACCTTTTTCATTTATTC